GTTACATTAAAATTAAGATCTTTATTTTCATAAAAACCAAAAGTTACAGAAGCACTAATAGGATAAAGATTTGAATTAAAACTAGAATTTGTTGAACCTGTAAACCAGTTACCACCACCGGCTGGTGCATAATTTGTATTATATGAACCAGTAACATTTGATGGATAACCAGATGTTAACCAAGGATTACTTCCTGAATAACTTCTCCAAATCCAACTAGTACCGTTAGTAGAAATAGGATCATCTAAATACCTTCCAGTACCCATATCCCAATCTCCATATACTGGATAACATTCTACTGTAGTAGAAGATTGTAAACCAGTAACAGTAGCTACAAAACACTGTAAATTAGCTTTCCATAGATTATTATCTAATAATTGAGCTGAACTAGTAATTCCTATTAAAGAATTTGAACCCGATATAACATAATCAATTTCATCTTCTGAGAAGTTAATAAGAAAACGACTTGTTTGAGGGTTAGGGTCTGAATAAGCAAAGGCGGTGAGAGTAGCTTCTACTATCTCATCTAACCCAGTATTCATATTGGGAAATAAAGAATATAATGTTGCGTCTTTATTAGGAAATATTTTATATACGGCCATTTTTTTATTTTAATTATAAAGGTACTACTCTTCCTTGAATGTCTATATCAGGGTATTTTACTTCAAATATAGAAGGATCTAATGAAGGGTAAATTACATTACCTTGAGTTGCTCCTTTTATATCATAAGCATAAGGTGAATACCCTAAATTTTCTCCAACTAAGTTATTTATTTCAATATTTTTTATGGTTTGAACTCCTTCTATTCTATCTAATAAAACATAAATATCTCTTAAAATAATAGGTTGGTTAATTTGCCATTTATCAATAGCAAAATAATTTTGTAATGCTAAAATACATTTAGATAATATTTCATTACTATTATAATTAGGTAAAATTATTACATCAAAATTAACCCCAATATTAATAATAAATCCATCTTTAATATTAACAGAATCATTTACCATTCTGTATTGAGATAAATAAGTAGTTATGTTTTGTTTTAAAGCAGGAGAAGCTACTGTTAATTGATTATTTACATTATATGATAAAACATATAAATCTAAAACTGATTGAGATTCACCAGCTGATATTGATTGGGCTTTTGTGGGTTCAATAAAAGCTTTAGATACTACTCCATATTTAGCAGGCATTGATAATGCTCTAACTAAGTAATCATTTTGAGTTACGTTACGTAATTGAGTAGCAAAATTAGCTGATGAATTTTGACGAATTTCTTCTATTGAATCTCCATCACCACCACCATCGGCTGATAGTGAATTATTAACAGCTAATGAATTATATATAGTATTTGCAAACACATTATTTAAATTTTTATTTAAAAACTTAGCTGTTCCTTGAAATTGTGTTAAAGTATTAGCAGGAACATTAGAAGTAGCACCTCCTCCAGTTAAATATCTTACTGTTAAAGATGTGTTTGAAGGGGCAATACCATAAGTTTTTGTAAATAAGAAATTATCAGGAGCATAAGCAGTAGTTAATTTATCTTGTTCAAAAGGTAAACCAATTCCTACGTTGTTTGGATTTGGAATTATTTCTTCATCAGTATCATTAGCTGTTCCTGAACCAAATTGGATTTGTAAAGAACCTGAGTTAAGGAATCTTGTGGTAAATCTTCTTTGTATTTTTTCTAGTTTTAATAAATAAGGAGTATCTCCTGAGTATTGTGATAGATTAGGATCATTAACATTAGTATTTTTTATTGAATTAAATACCATTTCTTGACCTAAATAATCTACTTCATACCATTCATCTTCAGTATTATTATCAATTATATCTAATACGCTTACTATTCTTTCGGCATTTAATTGAACTGTTGTAAAAGGAACAGGAGCAGAAAATGAAAATTGAGTTGTATTAATTGTTGATGAAATAGCTTTTCTTGTTTTCTTCAAAAGAAAATAAGTTGGATTAGGACCAGATATTTCATATACTGTTACTTCTGTAGGATCTCCTGAACTTGATACTGAGAAATCAATTGGGTCTTGTACTAAAAAAGGAATTTTATTAACAGTAGTTTGAGTTATTGTTGAATTGGGTTCAATATATAAAGCATAATCAAAATCAGGAACATATTCTGAACCTGATAATTTTGCTGGTACTTGTTGATAAAAATCTATATAAGTTGTAGCTACTTGGGTTACATTTGGTTTATATCCAAACATATAAGCTAATTCATATAAATTATTTGTTTGACGAGCATACTGTAGAAATGTTTCTTGAATTTGGTTATCCATATAAAAGGATAACACATCACCTACATAAGCGGCCATTTCCATAAACATCATTCCAGGAGAAGATGGACTGAAGTCATTATAAGTTGTTGGAAAATAAGTTCTAGCGTAATCAATTAAGCTAGCTCTTAATTCAGTAAAATCTTTATTTATATATTGTATGTTTCTTCTAATTGCCATTATGTAAATGTTACTTGTATGTTGTCGTTAATTCCAGTATCTTGTATTGAGTAATATAAATTAATATCTACAGTATTATAATTTTCATCAGGAATTACATCTAATTTTTCAACAATTATATTTGGAAAAAAATTAGTTAATTGAGATTGAATATTTTCTTTTAAAGATGATAAATTATTTTGTGATATTTGTTCGAAAACAAATTTTCTTAAATTACCACCAAACAAAGGATTTAAATATCTTTCGGGTTGATTTGTTAAAAAGAAATTTATTAGATTATATTTAATAGATTCTTGGGTAGTATATGTTGTTCTAAAAACACCAGGAGCATTAAAAGGTAAAGCAACCCCCACACCTACACTAGGTCTGGTATCTAAAGGGAATATTTTCTTTGCTCCAAAAGCCATTATTTATTCATCATTGCCATTATTTGGTCCAAACCCACACTTCCTTCAGGTAAAGCACCATTAACAGGATCTACTGATTGGGGTTGAAAATTACCTGCGTATTGGGAATTAGCTACTCCTCCGTTTTGCATTTCTTCTAATAAGCCTCCAAACATAGCACGTCTTTCAGATGCTGATAGTTGTTTGGGTTTTTCAATGTGTGGTTGTGCATAAGTATCTCTTATAGATTCTGTTACAACTGTTTTGGGAGCACGAACAGCTTCCAATAGAATATCTTTCAATTCTTCTTGAATAGCTTCCTTTACTGCCTCTTTAATAATTTTTTTAAAATCTGATGGTTTCATTGTTTATAAATATTAAAATTAATAAGCTTTTAAATTATCTCTATCAATTATTAGTTTAAGTTCATTGATTAAGGTTTGATCATTTGTAGTAAATGATAATTCGGTTTGTATCAAAACAATACCTTGTTGGTTTTTTCCAAGTGCTCTTCTACGAGTTACTGTTGGGGTATAAGGTACTTCCTCTATTTCGATTATAAAACCATTATATGAGGTTTCATTTTCTGTTTGGGAAGCTTGTTGTTGGGTAGATGCTAAAATATTAATTTCGGAATTTAAAGGAATTAAAGAATTATTAGGGTCACATTCTTTTAAAATAGCATCAATAAGTTTTAAATTATCTACTGCTTTTAATATATAACTACTTACAATAGATATAACTAAAGCAGCTCCTCCTAATGCTGTTTGTAATTTAGCTAATTTTGAATTACCTAACTTATCAAAAGTGGTTTTTCTAATTAAGGTTTGAGCATCATCTATTAAAGAAACTACAGAACCCGGAACTGGAAGAGCATTAACTGGGGGGATTTTTAAAGCTAAAGAAGCGGCAATAGAGGCGATATCTAAAGTAGTAATTAATGTTATTATAGTAGTTAAAAAAGAAGAAATACCTGTTATAGAGGTTCCTATTCTATCTATTTTTATTCCTATATTATTTAATTGTTCTACTATTAAATCTCTTTGTTGTCTTAATTCACTTAATTCTAATGGGGTTAAACACACACCTTGGGATTGATATTTTTCAACGTATTGTTTAGTTAAATTATCTAAAGAAGGTTGAATAATTGATTTTACTTGGCCCCCTATAGTATATAAAATAAAAGGTAATTTAGATGATCCTTTAGCTTTTAAATCATCTGGTGTGCCTTTTTGTATTTCGTTTGTATCTATAGTATTTTTCCCTGCTGTTTCTGATTTTTGTTTAGTGACAGCTGCTTCTCTTTGTCTTTGTTGTTCTAATTCATTAGGAGTAGCCATTATACTGTATAATTATATTTAGATTTTAAAGTTTCTAGATTAGCTTGTAATGCTAGTAAAGAAGAATTTAATTGAGTAGCAGCAATGTTTAATTGAGCTATAGGAGTAAAAGCAGGAGTTGATACTACTGTACTACAAATAGTACAAAAACCTGAAAGATTTGTAATTAATTGGTTTAATAAGGCAATAGTTTGGTTTCCTAGTAGTAAGGGTTCATTTGCATTTTTTGAACCTAAAAATATTTTTTCTGTTTGAAAAACAGCCGTAGGAGTATCTACATTAAAACTTTCTACAGCATTTAAATTAATAGATTTATTAGAACTTAATAATATGTGATCTATTGTAGAATTAAATACTAATCTTCCTGAATTTATTATTATTTGTTTTCCTTCGTATTGATCAGGAGTAATTGGGGGTGAATTAATATAGCTAGTATAATTAGCACTTGCTGTTTTTAATGGGATTTTTTGGGTAGAGGTTAAATAAATAGAAGAATCATCTTTATTTATATCTTCGGTTATAGAATCAAAACCATTACCAACATTTAAACCTTGTCCATTTCTAAGTATTAAAATAGGGTCTCCTGATGTGCTAGTTCCTTTTGACCAATTATTTAAGGGGGTTTGGGATTGAATTGTTTTTATAGTAGAACCAAATCTTATACTATTACCCCATCTTCCTTCATAAATTATATCTCCTTCAAAAGATCTTAAAGGATTTATATTATCACGTTCTATAAAAGTATCACCAAAAATAATATTAGTAAGTTGATCAGTAGTATTAACAACACTTCCTGCTAAAACTTGATCTCTAGTTTTTATTTGAGATTGTTGGAGTTGTCCTTGTGAATAAGGAAGAGCATTATGGTGGGGGTGGTTCCATAAACTTAAAACATTTAGATAATAAGCGGACTTAGCTGAGGTATTTGCTCTAATATCTGTATCTGGTTGTCTTAAAATTAAAACTAATTCATTAATTAAAGGATAATTTTTTACATTAGTAAACAAAGGTTTAGCAACTAATCTTCCAGCTCCTGTAGGAACTGTACTAATATCTCCAGTATTAAAACTGGAGTCTACATATTCAATTTCTCCTATTACTCTACCATTTGTATTTTCTGTAAAAACATTAATAACTCTACCAGTAGTTATAGATGAACTTTTTAAACGATTTAATATAGCATCATTTTTTCTGTTATTATTAGGATTAACATTTTTATTTACTCCACTAAATCCAAATTTTGTTGCCATTATTTATCTCCTTTTAGTTCATTCATTGCAGCAAGTAATTGTTCTTTTTCCTCATCAGAAATAGTTAATACACCCTCTGCTGTTTGAGTTTGCATAGCACGTTGAGCAAGTGCTGCCATTTTGATTAAAATATCATCGTTTTTTACACTAATCTCCATATATTCTTTAATTAAAGGAACTACCAAAGTAGCATCTCCAATATCAGAAATAAGTGGTTTTAGCTCACTTATAAGAGCAGTAACTTGTTGGTCTTTTTTCTTTTGATTATTGTAAATTTCCTCTAATAAATCAGAAAATTTTTTATTTTTAAAGACTATGTTATCAAATTGTGACATAAATATACAGTTAGTTTCTTATAAATATGAAACTCAAAAACTTGTATATCCGTGTTCTAAATAAAATATATAACCTTTTTTAAATATGTCATAAAGTTGATTTGCTATTTTTGTAATTTTAGGTGTTTTAGCATCAACTTGTTCACGGATATAAATGTAAAGAGCTTTTTTATTAAAAACATCTAAATGTTCTCTTTTACGAAATAATTCTAAAATAGCATCTGCTATTTGAGCGTCATATTCTTTAGGAAATAAAGTAAATATATTTTCGGTACAGTATTCCGTAAATTCATCTATATACAAAGATAAACGGTCATTAATAGGACCATCTTCTATGGTGTATGAATGATTTTCATCCTCTTCTAAAACATCTATAGATAAAGTATCAACTCGTTTTTTATAATTTTTCTGATTAGATAAAATTAGATAACGTTTGGCAATAGTTCCAAAATAAGAATATGCTTTAGTACCTTTAGTTTGGTCATAAAGATGAATTTTAGATAATAAGAAAGTAATTACTTCATGTTGTAAATCTTCAATGTTTTCTACCTCCGTATAGTAAAATTTAAAAGTATGTATAATATTTTCTGTTAATTTAAAAAAACCATAATGAATTTTATCATTATATAGTCTACTTCTGATTTCTGAATCTGATGTATTATTATATAATACTATAGAATCTTCGGTTTCTTGAGTAAAATACTGTATTCCTTTTTTCTTTTTTACTACCGTTTCTTCCATTATTTGATTTCCTTAATAATAAAGGTATTTAAAATAGTTTGAATACTTTTAATTTGTTCAAAAACAAAACCTACTTCATCATCTGATTTGAATGAACCTCTGTGGTCTACTTCTTTTAATTTTTTATCTGCTACCTCAATAGTATCTGAAATTTTATTAAGGTAAGACATGTATCCTGCTAGGATATCTTCTTGTTTTTCGTTTTTGCGTAAGAGGTTAAAGGTCGTGAATCCAAGAACCACGACCAATACCGAAAGAATTATAATTGTTAATATCATAAATTATCTAATAGATTTTTTAGTCCCTCACTTTTTACACTACCTAATGCTTTTGTTTTGGTAGCTGAAGTTACAGGAGCTGATTTCTTACTATCCAATGTAAATGATTTCTTTTTGGTTTCCACGCTACCCTGTAATTTTGGTAACCATTCTCTTTCAAATTCAATACGAGCAGCCATTAAATCAGCCTGATGTACTATGTAGGGGAGAGAAGTACGTGGTTTTTGTTCTGGCATATAAGTAGCTAAATATTTTTTATTAGCTTCATCATATAAACCATCATGAGTCTGAATGGTAATCATTTCATTAAAGGTATATTGGATACCATGAGACTGAAGTAGGAATAATCCTCTATCGGGAACAGAAGCAAATGGAACTTTATTATTAAACATATAATCCTCACCAAGTTTTTCTTTCCTCCAATTATCAGTCTGAGGGATATATGATTCTTCTTCTTCAGAACCCATTTTACCTAAATCATGGTTAAGAGCAGAAAATACTAATTCTTCTTTTGTATAAGTAGTAGTATCAACCCCCATTATAGCCCATAATTCATGTAAATGAAGAGCACAAGTAATGACACGATTAACGTGTTCTACATAACCCCCAGGAAAAGCATTATGGTATTCTTTTTTATGAGCCGCAGGCATCAACATTAGACGCTCAGAATATTTTTCATAAAATTCCATTAATTTAGTTTTACGAGGTTCAGAAATATGGTCTTCAATAAAACCTAATAACCTCATCCAATTCTTTTGGATATCTTCAGCAGTAAGATTCATATATTAATATTGATTAACTTCTCCCGGACCTAATGGTTCTTGTTGTACAAATGCTTTAGCATCGTTAATATTATCCCTCATTTCTTGGATAACTTCTTCTACAACGTTCCATTCTCCACGACGTAGAGCTAGTTGTAGTTTCTCAATTCCCCCCTCTACTCTCTCCATTCGTCTCATTATTATTTCTCTATTTTTCATATTTTCTTTTTTACCCTGTGGTTGGAATATAATGTTAAAATTAAATCACTCCAAGCTTAAGTTAAGAGAAGTTTTACAAACTCTAAATTCTTTTTTAAGTGTGCACATTTTTCATATTCTTCTTGTTCCTGAAAGTAATTTATGGATAATTCCAAGGCAATTTTTAAGTGTATATCTGAAAAATGATATAATGCTTCTTGATGTTTTTTATCTTCTGGATTAATTTTTTTAATATAGTCCCAAGCTTTAGTAAATACTACATACTCCCCAGCTCTATCTATATCAACTTGATCTAACCCCTCATCTAATTTTTCAAAGAATTTTAAAAGTTGACTATTAAATAGATTGTGATTATAAATAAGTTTTTTAAACATTCCTACCCAGTATAAAGGATGTTTCTTGTAGTTATCTACAAGTTGATTATATTCCTCACGAGATACTTCTTTATTGTTCTCTTGAGGTTCCTCAAATAATCCAAATATTTTCTTAATGTCCACTATCAATACATATAGGCACCATATACTTTTATATAGCGCCTATATTAAACGATCTTAGAATATTTGCGGATCGTGTCGAAATCAATAAGTTATGCTAATAACGGGTAGTATTCTTTAAAATGCTTTAATCTATCTGCTAAACCATTTGTACCACCATTTACTCTTCTTGTTACTAAAGTAATAATATCATCGGTAGCTCCTCTATCACAGATAGTCCAAAGTTTATTTGAATTAAAGAAGAAAGCAGCCGACATCATAGGATATGTAGTGGCAACTAATTCTGGATTAGCAACACAATCTACCCCAACAAAATCTGAAAAAGATTTATAGTTGGCTCTTCCTGTTAATTGGATATATCCTCTTCCTTTAAACTTAACCCCATCACCAGGTTGAGTATTACCTAAATCTTTTCTACCTTCATAAGCAGCTCCTGATGCTAATTCAGTTCTATATCTCCAGTTTCCTGATTCATGAGCACATTGAGCTAAAAAGTGAGTTAATCTTAGAGTATTAGTAATATTGAACTTAGCAGCAGTATCTGGAATTTGAATAATAACATCATTTGGAATATGACCTACTAAATTTTGTAATTTAAAAGGTGATTCTGGTATCACTAAGGGAAACATTTTACCCCAAGTTCCAGCTCCTACAATACCATCTGCTGTTAAACCATTCGCAGCTTGCCATTCTTTTACTTTTTTTTCTGTACCAGGACCAAAAATCCCATCAGCAGCTAAACCTAATTTAGCTTGTAATTTTTTAACGTCTTCACCGTTTGAACCATTTTTTAATATCATATTTATTTATCTTTATGTTTATCTATTTTTTCTAAAATTGTATTTAATACAGAATGTTTTATAAAACCTGAATTAGAAGCATTTTTTAAAGCACTAATTAATTGGAATATTATAAACGGCATTATAATAGTTTCAGAAAGCCAAGATGTACCTGGGAATCCAATTTCAACCATTAATATTACTGTTAATATAACTAACCAAGTAAATGTTGTTTTTAATACTTTTAATGCTTTATAGGTTTTAAAACCTTCTTTCTTTATACCAGCAACTATACCAAAAAACCCATCCATAAAAGCTACCGCCACGACCGCCAAATATTGTTCACTATTATCTATAGCTAATCCTCCGAAATAGCTACAAACAAAAGAAAAAGTTGCGGTTAATGATAATAGTAAAACTAGTAACGTAGACTTCATTATTCTTCTATAGAACCTTCCTCGTCCTCGTTTTTCTTACCATTTTTTATATTCATCCATTTATCAACTGAAG